TTTCAAGAAGGCGATAGAAGACTGCATTTCCAGCCGCTTCGTGTTGCTCTGAAGGGATTCGAGTTCATCCTCCATCTCCTTCAGTTCCTGCCTCATACGGGCGATGTCGTAAAAATTCTCGCCTGCCTGCTGTGGGGCGGTCTTGCTAAGCGTAGTCCCCAAAATGACCTTGTCTGGCTGAGTCTTGTCGTCGAATCCCTCGACTTCCACCAAGGTAGGAGCCTGGGGAGCAAATCCTGAGTCTGCCGAAATCCCCTCCAGAGCCCTCTTCAATCCCTTCGACCTGATCCTGGCCGCATCTGAACACAGACCTTTCAGCTCGACGATCTTATTGGGCGGGATAGTTACCCCGTTCCCTTCTTTACCGTCCTCGGAAAGATCGTGAATGTACAGGCTTGCGCCGGACACGTTCTTTACGAACTTAATCTTCTGAACATCTTCAGTCGTGTACTGCTTGTTCTTCACTTCCATGTTTTCCATCCTTTGGCTTTCGCCTGATTTATTTACAACCAACCAATTTCCTGGAAAAGGGGAGACCCGTAGGCCTCCCCTCCCAGAATGAATTCAATCCACTCCGTTAGGCAGTGGGATCGAACGAAATCTTCTCCACGCCCAAGGCGTTGAAGACCGTCATGCCCAACAGCTCGTATCCGACAAACCCTAACCGCAGGTTGTCCGGATCGTCCGCCGGGATAACGTCAACGTCTTTCCTGATCGGCATCCAGGCCAAATACTTCGGAGCCGTCAAGGCGTACACCGTTCCCTGTGGAATCTGGTCTGTGACGTAGAAGTCTGCGCCCCAGTAGGAACCCAAGTATCCGGTTTCCCGAACCTCTTGCATTCCGACCTGATCCAAATTCTGGTATTGCAACCGACGGATACCCATCGTCGCAAACGGTGACATGAGGAGCGAGCCGACTGGCAAACGGTTCTTCTCGATCTGAGCGAACCCTTTCGCCATCGTGTCTCTGTCGAACTGACCGGTCGTGACAACCGGGGTGTTCGCCAGACCTGAAGCGGTTTCCAAAAGACCGAAACCGATCAAGTCCTCACGGAGTTCCATCCCTTCGATCAACCTGTCCTTCGAGCGATCCAAAGCACGGTACCGGCGATTGTACAACTCGCTGTACGGCACCTTGACTCTGGATGCGATTTCGAAAGGCTGAAGCTCGACCCTTTTGCCGACCATTTCGATCTGGCGAGGGGAGCCGAACTGCCCAACCTTGACGGCTGGGGCTAACGGCTGGTCCTTGTCATAGATCAAAGGAACGCCGTCGGGCATTTGTTCCACGATTGCGAACTTGCGGAAGATGCCCTTATAGTCCAAACGGAAACGAACTGGGTTCGCCATGTTGGCGGCGATCTTGTTCAAACCCGCTGGAGTCTGCAAGGCCTGGGTCAGTTGAGCTTCCCGAACCATGTTAGCCTTGAGTTGGAGTCCACGCTCCTTCACGGTGGTCTGTCCCTCGTGATGAACGTATCGTCCCTGCTTTCTGCCGCTGGCCTGATCGAGCAAAGCCCGAAGACCAGCAATAATATCCTGCTGTGCTACTTGTGGCATGTTTCTAATCACCCCGTTTCTTTTCTAGTTTATGCGACGGCCACCACTGGCATCATGTACACTTCGACGCTGTCGTCGCTCGTGCTCTGGCCCTTGATGACAATACCCTTCTCCTGCCCTGCTGTTCCGGTGTTGGTCCACAGACCCGTGGCGCTGATGAAAATCTTGTCTCCCGGAGCGAAGGTAACCGTAGTGTCATACGGAGCGCCCTCGATCACGTTGCCGTTCGGGTCGGTGTTGTCGGCGGAAATGGAACCGTTGATGAACTTCAAGCGGCAAATGCCGCCCAAAATCGTTGCGTTTCCGTTCTGTCGATCCTGGTATGAGCTGTTCTTGAACACGCCGATGAACTTCTTCTCATCGCCGGACAAGCAAAGCCGCACGCCGCTGGCATCGATAGTCGCCGGTTGTCCACCGAAATACGGATGCACTCCCTGTGCACTGTCCGTCATGTTCAATGGCAACTCACCGTCCTGAAAACCACCCTGCAATTGCGAAACTCCCATTCATATCACCCCATTCCCTTTGCAGATTTTCGGCTACGGATTACTGAAGATGATCCGTCCCGAAGAGTGTTCCCCTTTCCAAATCACCGCCTACAACCTCAGCCGTTGGGTCCGTTAAGGACATTCCGGCTCCCGTCCTGGATGCTTCCCGAATCTTCCTCGGAACAAAAGTCCGATTCGGAATGCTCGTAGCATCCGGCAATGACGCCCACACCTTCTTCGTCGCTTCGAATTCCACATCGCTCAGCTTGCTCAACTCGGCGATCTTGGCCTGAAGCTCTGACGACTGCACCAGTCCCTTGCGGAGACCGACCTTGACCAAATCCTTCACGGCGGTGGCCTTCACCATTGCCGTCAAACGAGACTTGGTTTCGGCTTCCCTCTTCTGGGAGGCGAGTTTTTCTTTCTTTTCCTGGGCAAAGCGCATGGCGGCTTCCACCTTCTCGCCATCCTCCTTGTCCTTTTTCTTCATGTCGTCCATGATTCCATCGGTCTCGGCAATCATGACCTTGGCGACACCCATCAGCTTACGGAGCCTGAAGATCACGGCCCTCTTGGTCATGCCCTCCTGCTTGACGGATGCGGCGGACAACTCCTCGATGCCGTTCGCCAACCCGCTCATCTTGGTGACGATGGTATCTATCTTCTGGATGTCTCTCACCTTCGTGGCGGCTGTCACGGTGTAGCCGGACTGCGCCAGCAAGGCGGCCTGCTCCTTCTTCATCTTCAGCACGCCCTCCAAAGCATCGGCCTTGCCGTCCATTTTCTGGACCATTTCCTTGGCCTTCTCCGGGGTGGCCTCGTCTTCCTTGACCATCGGAGCGGTTTCTGCCGCAGGAGCCGGTGTAACCGGGGCACCCTCTTCGCCCATGCAGGACTTGCCCTCTTCCTTCTCCATCGGTGGCTTCTCAGCCACAGGACCTTCCTTCTTCGGCTCTTCCTTCTTCTCGAACTGCGGAGGAACACCGTCAGCCTTCCGGCGTCCGGCGTCGGACCTCATTGGAGCGGTTTCGACCTTCTCATCGGTTCCTTCGTTGAGGCGCTTGTCCGTCGACTCGTTCGGCTGGTCCATAGCTGTCTTTTCCTTTCCTTCTTCTTTTTTGTCCTCCGGCTTTTCTTCCTCTGCCTTGAACGCCAAGCCGTCCGGCTTGCCCGGCGATCCCATCGATCCCCGGTTCATGTCGTCGGCCATCTTCCGACGGGCCGCCGTGCGGCCTCCATCGAACTTCTCGGTGACATCCTTCTTGGCGTCATCGAACGATTTCCCGGTCTGCATTTGGGTAACCATGCTGTCGACCTTGGCCTTCTCGTTGTCGGCCACCCGGACCGGCCTCGTGTTCGGCTTGCGTGCGCCGGTGAGCGGATATTCCTTGGAATCCTCCTGCGTCTGCGTCGGATTGCCCTTCATATCCGTTTCCTTGGGAGCCGTTTCCTTGGAGGTCTTGAACGTTTCCTTGGTCGGCTCGCCGGTTTTGGGCTGATAGTCGCCCTCTTCCTTGACGGTCTCGGTCGGATTGCCGTCCATCTCCAGGGCTTCCTTCATCAGGTTTGCGAGCAGTTTCGCAAAGAACCCTTTCTTCTTACCCTGGGTCTTGACTGGTCCCTGTTTCTCCATCTCCTTTTCCTCCGGAGACAAAGGCGCTTCCTCGACTGGACCAGGAGCGGCGTCGCCTTCCTTACGGACATTGGCGTCGTCCACCTTGTCCTGGTGCTGTTCCTTCTTGCCATCCTCGACGGCCTTCGGAACTCCACCGATTTCCTTCTGATCGAAGATCAGGTCCTTGATGTCGGGATTGTCAACGGCCAGCTTCTTGACCAGGGCAATGGCCTCGATTACCTGCTTGGAGGCCAGGGTATAGTCCCCCTTCTCCTCCTGGGTATCCATCTTTTCGCCCGCTGGCTTGGTCTTTTCGGATTTGCCCTTGGCCTGATCGTGCAGGGCCTGATCCTTGTCCGCCGGAGTGCCTTTGTAGTCACCCTTCTCCTGCGTAGTATCCATTCTCAACTCTTCCGCTGTCTTTTTATTAGCCACTGTATTTCCTCCCTGGATTTTTTCGGCGAACGGTGAACGATTGATAATAAGCTTTGTCAAGTCGATGCCCAAAGCCGCCAGCTTCTCTAAATACTTTGCGTTGCTGTCCGCCCCTGCTGTTGTAATGATGGAGTCTTCGAAGAATGTAACCCCACAGTTGATTTCAAACGGTCCGCCTTCCCCGCCCTTCTTCTCACCGTAGCGTCCGATGTGATGGCAGTATTCTTCCGGAACCGTCGCAATACCATGCCCGATGGAAAGCTTGTTGTAGGCGATTTGTTCTATCTGACCAAAGTCCTCCCCATCCCAACCAGCCTCCTTCAGGCACTCACTGCAAATAGAATGCTCTACATAACAACCCATCGAGGTATCCGTAATGGCCCCGCTCTCGATGGCGGCAATGATCCCTTTCCTCTTGGCCTCCGCCTTTACTTTATCGATGGCATGAATTCCCTCGACGTACATCTCCTCCGGAATATAGCGGGCGTCGACAATAAACCCGACCGCCTTCTTCGGATCATCGTTATCGTGATCGATATTAACTGCGGCATTGATGAAGGTTGCGTACCGGCGGGCCAACTCTTTTGCCAGGAAGGCATCCCCATTGGCGTTCGGCCCATGCTTCTCAAGGGCGCTCACCATCCGGGTCCGCATGTAGAGGAACGAATTCGGGTCCAGCTCCCATCCCTGACGGATGGCCGCATAGCGGGTAAAGAAAGATTTGTCAGTAAGAATCAGGTTGTCGACTTTTTCCCGGCTCAAAATCTCCAGGACCCTGGTGGCGACGCCGAGCTTAATTAACATGGCTCTGACCTCCGCCGCTTCCCTGGCTTACCTCAGACGGAGCCTGCTTGCTGTCCCCAATCTCAACGCCGAGATCGTTGACATCATTGCCGTGGGAATAATCCAACTGCTCTCCGCCCTGGGCGTGCTGGCTGTCCTTACGGAGCTTGTCGATGAAATCGTAAAGTAACTTGTGGATCATGACCATGCTCTCGTCCTCGCAGTCAACGAGAACGTCATAGAGACGGTTCAGGCTTTCTTCAACGATGTCCAGCTCAGAAGGGTCTACGTCGGATTTCTTGAGGAAGTGGTACTGATCGGCCAAGGCGATCTTGGCCGCAACGGAAACAAGCTGAGGAACAATAGCGATCATCGCAGAGGATTGGCTCAGACCGATTTCGCCGGTCGTGGCCGCCATCTGAATTCTGCTTTTAATTGATTCTGGGGCCGGGTGAACTTGGCCTGTTCGAAGCCACCCATCTATGATGTCAAGAGCCCTTACTTCCAGAGCTTGCGTCATCTTTCTTTCCAACCTTTTTCCAATCGATGCGGCTCATATCAGGAGTCTGTCCCTGGCCTGCCTCGACTTTCGGCTTTTTATCGCCGTTATAATGCCCGACTTCTTCGATTGTTCCTGTGGGCTTAGCGCCCGACTTTTTGAACATTTTAGACCTCGACCGTTTCTGTGTTATCTTTCGGGGAGAACATAACCCATAACCTGCTTAGCGCCTCGTCCGGCGTCCTCGCCTGGATCGTGCCGCTCATGTACGGAGCAAATGGAGTAGGAATTTTTGTCTTCAAAACGTCAAAGTATCTAGGGTCTTCCTTCTGAATTCGCCTTCTGATAATTGTCCTATTATTGGGCTTTTCTTCGATGAAGAATCCAGCCCCCATCAGTAGTACCCCAAGGACTTGGGCCACCCACTTATTGTATGCCTTGAAGAACAATTTTCCATGAGAATCTTGCAAAACGATGGCGCAGAGATTACCTCTATCCGAATTTTTAATTACTATAAATTTCATGTCGTTTCCGCTTGTGCTACTTTTTTGGTTTTTGCGTCGCTAATTTTTTTTAGTGTTTCTTTGGACAATTTTTTTCCAAACATCGGATTCCCGCTACCGCTTCTCTGAAGACTCATTTTTCTGAGAGTACGTTTTGAATGTTTTTTCCCTGTCCATCCATTATCTTCTCCCTTACGGGCAAGACTCATTTTCATTTTGGTTCTGCGGCTATGTCGAAAACCAAGCGGTAGAGGACTCAATCAATTTTCCAATCAAATTCCAAATCACCAACAACAAACAACTTGTCATAACATTCAATAGGAATCTTTTCGGGCTGTTTTGCGATTACTACAAATAATTTATTTTCCGGATATTGTTTTCTGAATTCAGACATTTTTAAAACCGAATAAGGATCACACCATCCTTTGCATTCAATAAAAATATTAGTTCCGATCAACTGAGCATCAGGCCAATAATTTCTTACAGTATTACTTAATTTGATTTGAAAACGTTTGGGTTCATATTTATATAAAATTCCTTTTCTTATTAAAAATAAAAAGAAATCTCTTTCAAGACCACTTCTCAAAATATGTGGAATTCCATCAAAATAAAAACTTTTATAAAAACGAGGCGATTTTCCAAAATTAGGATGGTTTTTTCCAATCAATTTTCCCTTCAATGAATTACTTATTTTTCTTTTAGTTTCTTCAGAAATCAATCTAGTTGAATTAGACAAAATTATTTTTTCAGAAAAACTTTTAGGATGACTTTTCCCTAAAAAATTTCCATCATGATCTTCATAATATTTTTTTAATGATTTAGAAATATTTTCACAATGCTCTTTTGTTCTTACGAATAACTGTCTCAATTTATTCCTCCTCTCTCCAAATACTCTCTATTCATAAAATTATCTCTCAAAAAATCATAAATAGATTCATCTAAATATAAAAGTCTTATTGGATCAGCCACATAGTTCGTGTAGCTCTCAACAAAATAATCCTCCGGACTCTGCCCGGCCAACGGAGAAACAAACGGATTGTCCCCCACCAGCTCGACATTTTCATGCTCCAGGATAAATGGTTTTTCACTGATCTTCTGATTGAATCGCTCCTTCACCCACTGGCGCTGATCCTCCGAGGCCATCAACCACTCTTGCTCGGCGTGCTGGCGCAGAATCGGCACAACAACTCGATTCACATCTCCGGCGGTTCCGCTAACCAAGACTGTTCCGCCCCTCGTGGTGTACTGCGTAATCAGGCCCCTGTTATCCGTCTTCTCCATCTCCAGCCTTGACTTGGCCTCATCCTGCGGATACAGCCCCAAAAGGTCATCCATGCGATCCGCCTGCCACTCCGGCGTCTCCGTAATTTCCGGCACAAACTTAATCCCATAATCCGGACCAAAATCCTGAAGAGCGTGCTGGACCTGCTCCTGATATTCAATCGGAACGTTCTCCGCCTTAGAATCCGCCGTCTCCACATCGGAGGAATTCGTGAATTCCTCCTTGGGCTCCTGCTCCAGCTCTCTCTCAAAATCCTCAAAGCTTTCCAGGTTTATTCTGGGCCGGTATCCACCCCGGCAGTTCGGGTGACTGATATAGGTAACAGGGTATCCACCGGTAATGCTGTCATTTAAAAGGTCCTCAATCTTAAATACATTGTTCCCCGATTGACACAGGGTTTTGCACAGCGGACACGTCTTCAGATCATTGATCTCAACCCGCTCCACCTCCCGGACTCCCTGGTCGTACCACTCCTGGAGCTGAACCTTGGCGTATGAGTTCGAGGTTTCCGTGCGGACAATCCGCTCTATCAGGTACCTCTGCTTATGCCACAGCTCAATGAGCTTCTGACGCATCTGCACCCTGGTAAGATTTTCATCCTGTAGTTTGGATTCCTGATCCAGCAGGAACTGCCGGGTCAAATCATTGGGGCCGCCCTGCTCCACCCACTTGCTCTTCAGCTCATCGATAATGTCCGTGCCGACGGTCTTGACCTTGCCGAACGATTCATCCAAGCGTTCCCGGTCCAGTGGATTATTGTCTCCAATGGCCGCCAGCTTCATGCGCCTGCGTGCCGCCCTATCGAATCCAAGCCTCTTCTTGGCCGTATCCCGGCCAAGGTCCATCAGGGCCTGATAATAAATTTCAAAGGGCTTAATGGAATCATCCATGACCTGGGTAAAGTGATGCTGGAAAGAGCCCAGCAGGTCCTCGATGGTAACGTTCTTTTTGCTTCGGTAGGTCTCCAAAATCCGGTCGGCAAAGTCCACGGCCTTGGAGTTGTACTTATCGGTTATGGCTGTTTCGAGATTTATGATGTGGCGCACGGCATCCGGGTGCATGTCGCTCTTGGCAAGACCATCGTGCCATTCACTCACGGCCATGCGGGAAATTCCACAGTGGCAGACCCGGTCCGAATGGACCTCCGGCTGACTACAAATCTCGGCGCTCTTTATCACGATTGGGCCGTCGCCAACTCTTCCATTACTGTCTTGGGGTCTTTTAGCTTTCCGTCCTCGGAGTATAGCTTCGAACGGCGATCTAACGCCACCAGCACCTTCTCTCTTTCGTCTGGCGCTGTCTCTTCTACTGATTCTGAATTCCATTTGTTAATACCCGCCCCCGTCATTTTTGTTCCCGGTTCCTTCGTCTTCAAACTTCCTGGCTCCGGAGTCTTAGGCGTGCTCACGCTTGTGGACCCCTTTGGAGAGCCCGGCAACTTCTGCTGTGGCATCGCCTTTGGAACCTTAGTCTCCAGACCGGTATTCGGCTTTTCTCCTGGAGCGGCACCCGGCTTATTCCCCGGCGTATTCGTCGGCGGAGTACCAGGAGCCTGAACACCATAAATTTCCTTCAGCTCCTTCATGATCTTGCCTTCCTCACGAAGGGCCGTAATTTCGTCGTCATAGTTAATATCCAGGAGGGCATAAATCTTCTTAAGCGAAACCTCCGGGATTGGCTTCGACCGCAGGTTGACGATCATCTGCTTCTTTTGCAGGTCCTCAACCAGCTTCAGCTTCTGCTTCCACTCCAGCGTCGGGGTGTTAAGCTTCCGCTCCTTTTTGCTCGTCCTGATCCACGGCCCCGGACCGGCTGTGTGGCACTCCGGCTCCTTCTCATAAAACTCATTGGCCAAGGCCACCGGCACGAAAATCTTGCGCTCGCAGAAGTCCTCCAGCTTTTCCCTCTTCGCCAGATACCGGCCCTGAAGAGCCTCCATAGCAACCGTGGCATTAGCGTAGGTCGGTCCCTCCCCGTGGGTCAGGGCCTTGTTGGTGTAAAGGGCCGTCAAAATACGGTCCTCAATGAACTGGAACTCAGGAACTATCGGCAGAATCTTTCCATTGGCTCCCACATACTCCAGCTCCAAGCCGTAGTGGGTAACAATAGCCGCCAGGGGATCATGCGCCTGGGACTGCAACAGGGTCCGGAAATCCAGCAGGTCATCCTGGCTCGGCATGTATCCGTTGGCCGGATCGCCCAGCTTCCAGATGATCTTGGGAGTAATCATTCCATCCGCCACGCCGTACTGCGCCTCACGGAGCTTGTCCTCGTACAGCAGGTCTTTCAGGCACCGCAGAACTATCGAGGTTCCCCGTGGCTCATAGGGCGACGCCTTGCGGGCGATCTGCTCCACGTTGTAGGGATCGATTTTGATGTTCTGGCCCATCATGACGGCGGCGATAACTATCGGGTCCAGCTCCTGCTTAATCTCGATGTCCTCCGGCTCGTTGGAGTTTACCAAGGCCTTCAGCATCTCGTCCGGCTCCAGCTCGATAGATGGTTTCACCCCATAGGCCAGCGGGTGCATCTTCACCTGGACATAGTCCGGATTCAGCATAATCATGGCATCCCAGAAGTTCAGCTCATCGTTCCAGTGCAGGTACGGATACACCTCACCGATCAGCTCATACTCCCGGCTCATCTCCAGCAGGCGATTGAACAGGTCCATTTCCTCGACACAGTTCTCATACACCCTGCGAATTTCCGGGTCCTCGCTCTCAAACTTCAAATCAAACTTGGAAATAGGAAAGGACCCATGCAGGTCCAGGCAGTTTCCGACCATCGGATGAAACCGGTCGTAGTATCGAATCCACTGGTTCAGGACCTTGTAATTGTAGGGCAGGAAGAAGTTGATTATGTTGAGGAGAGGGTTTCTGATCTCAGGAGAGGTCAGCGCCACGTCGGCGGCTGTCCTCA